GCGAGATCATGCATACTGGCATGATTCCGTTCTTAAAGAAATGGTTTGGGGACTTACGTTCCTGTTCACAAGGAGGGATTAGAAATGCGTCAGCGACTGTGTTCTATCCAATCTGGCATCACCAATTTGATGATCTTATTGTGCTCAAAAATAATCAAGGCACCGAAGAAACCCGAGTCAGACATATGGACTATGGTGTCGTACTCTCAGCATTCTTCTGGCGTAGGTTTAAGAACAAAGAAAATATTACGTTCTTCGACCCAAACCAAGTACCGGACCTTTACGAAGCCTTCTATTCAAACACCGAAGAGTTTGAAGAACTCTATGTAAAATACGAACACCGCGAAGGTCTTCGTAAGAAAACCATGAGTGCCGAAGAAGTATTCAAAAGCGGCATCCTAAAAGAACGCACAGACACAGGACGTATCTATTTGGTATTCATAGATAACGTCATGAAGCAGGGTCCATTTGATCCAGAGTACCATACCATTTATCAGAGTAATCTTTGTTGTGAAATTCTACTTCCTACCCGTCCTTTTAAGCGTTTGGATGACAGCGATGGCCGTATCGCTCTTTGTACCTTGGGATCGATTAACTGGGGTGCGTTCAGAAATCCTGAGGATATGCGTCGTGCTTGTCGCATTCTCCAGCGCAGCCTATGCAACATCCTTGATTATCAGGACTTCCTCAGCATTCAGTCTAAACTAAGTAACGATGAAATTCAACCACTAGGCATTGGAGTAACTAATTTAGCTTATTGGCATGCCAAACGTGGCTACAAGTATGGTGACAAAGATGCTCTACAAGATGTTAGAGATTGGATGGAACATCAAGCCTATTACTTAACTGAAGCTACTGTTGAACTAGCTAAAGAACGCGGCCCATGTAAAGAAAGTCATAAAACCAGATATGGTAAAGGTATATTTCCTTGGGAGTTACGAGCAGAAGCTGTCAATGATTTAGCTAGCTTTATTCCTGATCTTGACTGGGAAACTCTTAGAGAAAACATGATAAAATATGGAGTTCGCAATGCTACACTAATGGCTATAGCACCAGTTGAATCTAGTTCGGTAGTTATTAATTCTACAAATGGTATTGAGATGCCCATGAGTTTAATCTCTGTTAAAGAAAGTAAAGCTGGATCTTTTGTTCAAGTTGTACCTGAATATCAAAAATTAAAAAATAAATATCAACTGATGTGGGATCAAAGAGACTGTGATGGTTACATCAAAACCGCTGCTGTATTAGCTGCTTATGTGGATCAAAGCATAAGTACTAATACTTTCTACAATCCTGCATTTTTTCCTGATCGTAAAGTACCCACAACTCTTATAGCTAAGAATCTAATGCAAGCACATATTTGGGGAATTAAGACCTTCTATTATAGCCTCGTGAATAAGCAAGGATCAAAGGCTACAGATGAGACTCATCCTGACATGTCACTTAAACAAATCAATTTTGATGACGAAGATTCCTGTGAAAGTTGTAAACTTTGATGAGTAAATTAATGACTTCCAAGAGTAATTTAGCACAAGGCAGAGAAAGCTATGATGCTGAATTAAGTACGGGGTTGGTTGAATTTTTCAATAGAAATATTACACCTTATCCTACAGAATCTAGTGGGCCAAAATTTGATTTGATCCCTGTAAAAAAGCAAAAGGATCAAATGGTAAATGTTGCTAGAATGTATGCTCAACAAGAATATAATAGAATTATGGATTTGGTGCAGGTACTACAAACTCAAGCCGCAGATATTAAACGCAGATTGGAAATTACCGATGCTATACATGCCGCACAGTATAACTTTCAAGTATATCATGGACAGGTATATTGGTTAGCATATGATGGTTATAAACAATGCACAATATTAACACACAATGGACCTGATGATTGGGGCGCAGGTGCACCGATACAATATGAATATATATGTAAGGTGAAATGGTTAGGTGACCACACTTGGGTAGAGCTTGACAAAGACGATAATTATAATTAAAATAGAAGAACAATATGAGCAAACAACAATACAACCTAAACACTAAAACAGATTATATTAATCGCAAAATGTTTCTAGACCCTGAAGGTCCAGTTACCATTCAACGGTTTGAAGAAGTCAAGTACAATAAACTACAAAAGATAGAACAAACAGCCCGTGGTTTCTTTTGGGTACCCGAAGAAATTAGCCTATCTAAAGACGCCAATGATTTTAAAGACGCTAGTGATGCGGTTAAACATATCTTTACCAGTAACTTATTAAGACAAACAGCACTTGATAGTATTCAAGGTCGTGGGCCGGCGCAGGTTTTCACACCTGTTGTGTCACTACCTGAACTAGAAGCATTGATGTATAATTGGAGTTTCTTTGAAACCAATATACATAGTCGTAGCTATAGTCACATCATTCGTAACATCTACAATGTACCAAAGGATGTGTTTAATACTATTCATGATACAAAAGAAATTATTGACATGGCAAGTAGTGTTGGCAAGTACTATGACGAATTACATCAGATTAATTGTGCTAAAGAACTAGACGGGCATATCGCAGAGGCAGATCACATCAAGGCGATTTGGTTAGCACTGAATGCCAGTTATGCCCTTGAAGCATTCCGCTTTATGGTTTCATTTGCTACTAGTCTTGCTATGGTAGAGAACAAAATCTTTATCGGCAATGGTAATATTATCAGTCTAATTCTACAAGACGAACTCTTGCACAAAGAATGGACTGCTTGGTTAATCAATAATGTGGTAAAAGAAGATCCTAGATTTGCCCAAGCAAAACAAGAATGCGAGCAAGAAGTATACAATATGTATTTGGAAGTTATTAAAGAAGAAAAAGATTGGGCTACTTATTTGTTTAAGATGGGACCTGTCATTGGTCTTAATGCTAATATTCTAAAAGAGTTTGTAGACTTTACAGCTGCCAATGCTCTTAAAGAAATAGGTATCAAGTATCTTAGCTCATCACCAAAAAGTACCCCGATACCATGGTTCAACAAACACAGTGACACCAGTAAAAAACAATCTGCTCTCCAAGAAACAGAGAGTACAAATTATGTAATTGGAGTTATGTCTGAAGCACTAGACTATAACCAATTACCACAACTATAAGGAAAATAATATTATGCAAGCAGTTATATGGTCTAAGTACAATTGTGCCTATTGTGATCAAGCAAAGGCATTACTAAATCAAAATAGTATTCCATATGAGGAAAGAAAAATAGGCAATGGTTGGGATAAAGAAGATTTATTAGCAGCAGTGCCAACTGCTAGATCAGTACCTCAAATTTTTCTTAATGAAGAATATGTAGGTGGGTTTACAGAACTTAAACAAAAATTAACACAAGGATAAAAATGCAGTTTACAGTCAATGAAGTCTTATCATTTAAATTGAGCGGTGGTGACGAAATAGTAGCAAAAGTACTTTCAGGTCCTGATGAGTACGGTTATATTACTGTCTCTGAACCAGTTTCGGTGGTTACTACCAGCAATGGTGTTGGAATGATTCCAACTATTATGACCGCAGAAATCAATGCTGAAAATAAACTAAATACTAGTAGTATTTCTATGTTTACACCAACTAGTGATAACATCAAGTTAAAGTATTTGGAAGCGACAACTGGAATAAAAGTACCAACAAAAAAATTAATCATGGGGTAATATATGGCAGCAGTAGGTAGAGGAGCTAGCAGAATAGGAGATATTAATTCTGCCGGAGGCAAAATACTCAGGGGAGCTAAATCAGTTTTTATTAGTGGTCTACCTGCAGGACTTCATGTAAGTCCAGTTACACCGCACTTACCGTTTAATGGTCCGCATAAGGCTTCTTTTACTGTAACTGGTAGTCTATCAGTTTTCTGTGAGAAGTCTCCTTTATTGAGAGTAGGATCACAGACTACATGCGGTCATTCTATTGTACAGGGTAGCTTAACTGTTAGGTGTCCATGAGTACAGTTGCATCTCAAACTCCGTTAGGAGTTAATGTATTAGGTTCGCTGTTACAAAATACAGGGTTTACTATAAATCCATTGGTATTGAAATATATAGGTGTTTCTAAAAACAATACCAATTATGATCCAGGTAACCTTATAACAGATACATGTTTAAATAAACTAACATATGCCATTAATTTTGCTTATGGTTTACTAACTGATCCTATACCTACTATATCATCCACAACATACGACAAA